ATAACTCTTCAAGAAAGTCATTCTCGACTTTTGCAAGGTCTTCTTGTTCGATCCCAACGGAACTTCCATTGATGACTGTATGGGCGTGGCTATTGAGAAATACATCTCGATTCACAAGATTGTCCAAGGCATAGAGAAGGGTATCTATCGCAAGGTTGATATTGGTACTGCTGGCGAGGATACAGACTTAGAGCCTACCCAAGAGGTAAGCCAGTATCAGGACGAGAAGGTTCTTCTGCTGACCTACTATGGTTTAGTCCCAAGAGAGTACTTGAACAATCTCAAGGAAAACAAAGACATTGTTGAGTTGTTTCCTGAGAACTCTGTGGCTGAAGACTACTCAGACATGGTGGAAGCGATTGTTGTGATTGCCAATGATGGGCAACTTCTCAAAGCAGAAGAAAACCCATACATGATGAAGGACAGACCTGTTTTAAGTTATCAGGATGACACAGTACCTAATCGCTTACTTGGCAGAGGCACAGTAGAGAAGGCGTTCAATATGCAAAAGGCTATTGATGCTCAGACCCGTAGCCACTTAGATTCCTTGGCATTGACCACTAGCCCCATGATTGCGATGGACGCAACCAGACTCCCAAGAGGGATGAAGTTTGAGGTAAAGCCAGGCAAAGCGATCCTCACCAATGGCGCACCTTCAGAGATTCTCTATCCCTTCAAGTTTGGTCAAAGCGACCCCAACAACTTGGCTACGGCCAAAGACTTTGAGCGTATGTTGTTGCAAGCAACTGGAACATTGGATTCTCAGGGCATGATTAGCAATGTGGCTAGAGATGGTGGCCAAGGCGGTATGTCTATGGCTGTTGCTTCTATCATCAAGAAGTACAAACGCACTTTGGTGAACTTCCAAGAGGATTTCTTGATTCCGTTTATCCAAAAAGCGGCTTTCCGCTATATGCAGTTCGATCCAGAGCGTTATCCTTCTGTCGATATGAACTTCATTCCTACGGCTACGCTTGGAATTATTGCTAGAGAGTACGAGCAACAGCAGTTTATTGGGCTGTTGCAGACCCTTGGCCCGAACACCCCTGTCTTGCCAATCATCTTGAAAGGCATTTTGACCAATTCAAGCCTATCTAACAGGTATGAGTTGATACAGATGTTGGACAAGATGAGCCAACCTGACCCACAAGCACAAGAGATGGAGCAAGTTAAGCAACAATTAGCATTGCAAGCGGCTCAAGCGCAGATTGCGGTCAACACTACACAGGCAGAACAGAATCGGGCAGAGGCTACCAAGTTGTCTGTCGAGGCTCAGTTGATGCCGCAAGAGGTGCAAGCCAAGATGAGTGCATCTTTGACCAAGAATTTGCCAAGTGAGGCAGATGCTAACCAAAGAGAGTTTGATAAAAGGGTTAAGATTGCTGAATTGATGCTCAAAGAAGCAGACATCAAGAATAAGAGCAAAATTGTTGAGTTACAGATGGCCAATAAACAAGAAAACCTTGCAAAAGTCGAGAATGACTTTCTTGAAGAGTTATCTGGGAGCCTAAGAAGATGAGTGACATCATTCCAAACCTAGAAGACATGACGGATGCTGAGAAGAAGGCGGCACTTGACGCTATTCAGTTATCTATTGCCAAGTCAAAAGAGGTTCAAAAGCAACGCATTGGTGAGAACGTCAACCTAGTTATTGATGCCCTAAAGAAAATTGAAGCCGACATCCAATCTCGTTATGACTTAGTGGGAAACACACTAGAGAAGCGAGTTGCCTCCATTAAAGACGGAAAAGACGGAAAAGATGGAAGGGATGGCAAGAATGGAAAAGACGGACGTGACGGAAAGCAAGGCGTTCAAGGAGTTAAAGGCGAGAATGGTCGAGATGGGCGTGATGGAGTCGATGGTAATGATGGTATTGGTGTCTCCTTTGCTCGTATCGATTTTGATGGTAGCCTTGTCATTGGCTTGTCTAGTGGTGTTGAACTCAATGTTGGTGAAGTTGTTGCTCCTGATCTTGCGGAACGCATCAAAGTCATTACTAATGGTGGCGGCACTTCTCAGTCTGTCCTTGATACTCTAGCATCCCTACAAACACAGATAACAAACCTGATTCCTAGTCAAACAGGAAATGCAGGTAAGTTCTTAACTACCAACGGAACATCTACTTCTTGGGCTTCTGTCGCTGGTGGCCTGAGTTACCAAGGAACATGGAACGCATCTACTAACACTCCTACATTGGCTAGTGGAGTGGGTGTAAATGGCTACTACTACATAGTTGCAACGGCTGGTTCTACTAACCTTGACGGAATAACTGATTGGCAAATTGGCGATTGGCTGATGTTTAACGGCACAGTCTGGCAAAAGATTGACCAAAGCAACCTAGTCACTTCTGTTAATGGACAAACTGGTGCTGTATCGGTAGGAACTGTTACTTCTGTGGCGGCAACGGCTGGAACAGGAATTAGCATATCTGGTAGCCCAATCACATCAAGTGGCACTCTAACCATTACCAATTCTGCCCCTGATCAGACTGTTTCGCTGACTGCAAGCACAGGCATCTCAACGAGTGGCACATACCCAAACTTCACTATTACCAATAGCGCACCAGATCAGACTGTGAGCCTTACTGCTAGTACGGGTATTAGCACATCAGGAACTTATCCTAATTTCACTATCACTAATTCTGCGCCTGACCAAACAGTTGCGTTGACTGCTGGCACAGGGATTAGCACAAGTGGAACTTATCCTAATTTTACGATCACTAACTCTGCGCCAGATCAGACTGTTGCATTGACGGGAGCAGGGACAACTAGTATAAGTGGGACTTATCCTAACTTCACTATTACATCTAATGATGCTTATAGTGGAACTGTTACATCCATAACGGCTGGTACGGGTTTGACAGGTGGAACTATCACAACAAGTGGTACTGTGGCATTGGCTACAACTGCTGTGACTGCTGGCAGTTATACGGCTACTAACATTACTGTTGATGCGTATGGACGGATTACTTCAGCCGCCAACGGAACTGCTGGTGCGTCTATCAGTAACGACACGACTACATCAAGCAATCTATATCCATTGTTTGCGGCGGCTACTTCAGGTACGCCAACAACAATTTATACGGGTAACACCAAGTATTTGTATAAGCCAAGTACGGGTGAGTTAACTGCGCCAGCACCTATTGCTAGTAATGGTATTTCTGTGATGAGTACGACAGTAAGTACAAGTTACACGATTGCTAGTGGTAACAATGGATTTTCAGTAGGCCCTGTAACTGTGGCAAGCGGAATTGCGGTAACTGTCTCTAGTGGTCAACGCTGGTTGGTTTTGTAAAGGATAACTATGCCATACGGCTCGGTAAATGTAGACAAGATGACCACTTCAGACGGGGTAAGTTCGTCTGGTTTGTATGGGTTTAAGAACCGCATCATCAATGGTGCGATGGTGATTGACCAGCGTAATGCGGGGGCGGCAGTAACCAATAACAATTATTGCACCGATAGATGGCGTGTTGAAACTGTAAGTGATGGAGTTTTTTCAGCACAACAAGTTAGTGATGCTCCAACAGGTTTTGTTAAATCATTAAAATGGACTACAACAACAGCAGATTCAAACTTAACAACAACGCAATACGCAATTATTCGACAAGGAATTGAAGGGTTTAATACAGCAGATTTAATGTGGGGAACTGCAAATGCTCAAACCATAACTGTATCTTTTTGGGTTAAATCTTCTTTAACTGGAACTTTTGGCGGAACTGTTCATAATAGCGATGCAAATAGAAGTTATCCATATACATACACAATAAGTTCCGCAAATACTTGGGAACAAAAATCTGTGACTATTGTTGGTGATACAACGGGAACATGGAAAACAGATAATAACGCAGGGATTCAAATTTATTGGGGACTTGGTGTTGGCCCAACTTATAGTGGAACTGCAAACACTTGGGCGGCTACTCTTTATATGGCTCCAACAGGAGCAGTAAGCGTAATTGGAACAGTAAATGCCACATGGCAAGTCACTGGCGTACAACTAGAAAAAGGCAGTACCGCAACATCTTTTGATTACAGACCTTATGGTACTGAGTTGGCGCTTTGCCAACGCTATTTCGTTTCTTTGCAAGAAGGAATATGGACTGCTAACGGCTCTGGAACTGCAACTGCTGGTCTTTATTTGCCAGTAACAATGAGAGCAACACCAACACTTTATGCAACTCCATCTGTAATGACTATTTGGGATCCGCAAATAACCTCATACACACAAAGTTCAGCAAGCGGTTCTCTACCTTTAGGTGGCCCATCAAAAGATTTTGTAATTATTCAATCTGGAAATTTCTCAGGAATGAATACTGGTAGAACTTTATTTTGGCAATCTGGTGGTGCAATATTATTAGGAGCGGAGTTATAAAATGTATAAGAAATTTAAAAACTCATTAGGCGAAGTTGTTGAAAAAGCAATTATGCGAACAACTGATGGTGCTTGCATCCCATTTGACCCCGCTAATTCAGACTACATTGCCTATTTAGCGTGGGTGGCTGAAGGCAACACGCCCGAGCCTGCAGACGAAGGAACACAATAATGGCGGCACTAATCCCATCAGCAAGCGCAACAGGGTCAGGAACAATGACCTTGGCTGGCCCTTCTACAAACTCTAATCAGACTATCACGATTCCAGACGCTACTGGAACAATGATGGTTAGTGGCAATATGCCAGCGTTTAGTGCAACAGCGGGAACTTCACAATCTATTTCATCAAGCACATGGACAAAAATCCAATTTGCAACAGAGCAATTTGATACAAACAATAATTTTGATAATGCTACAAATTATCGTTTTACACCAACAATATCAACATATTACTTAATTACTTTAGCGGCTGGACATGGTTCTGCAAGTAACAATGTATTAGGGGCAATCTATAAAAATGGAACTGCATATCAACAAGGTTCTGGTGTAGCAACTATTGCAACTTACGACCCAGTTACAAATATCTCATGCGTTATTTACTTCAATGGTTCATCTGATTATGTTGAAGGTTATTTAATAACAAATACAACAACAACAACTCAAAATTGCAGATTTACTGGTTGTTTAATGAGGGCGGCATAATGACACTTTACGAAAAAATAAAAAACTTATACCCAGAACTTACAGACCATGATTTTGTAACTGTAATCACACTACAAAACGATAGCAATGGGACTGGAGACTATATCAAGGCGTGGTCGCATCCTACCTATCCCAAGCCCACAGACGCACAACTAGCGGAGATTAACTAATGGCACTCACACTAGATGGCACAAATGGGGTCACATTCCCAAACAGCACTACTCAATTAGTTGCTGGTGCGCCCTTAACTACGCCATCGTTTACAACAACTATTGGCGTGGGTGCGGCAACTGCATCGGCAAGTGGTGCTGGCATTACTTTCCCCGCAACCCAATCAGCATCATCTGACGCAAACACATTGGATGATTATGAGGAAGGGACTTTTACGCCTACCGCCATTGGTGTTTCAACTGCTGGTACTACAACATACCTAGCGCAAGTTGGGTCTTATACAAAAATAGGTAGACAAGCAACAGCAAAATCAGGGATTGCTTATTCAGCCATGACAGGAACTGGCGAACTTGTTTTAAATTTACCTTTTACTTCTGACGCTGAATATATAGGTTCAATAATGACTAATAACATGAATTGGCCCGCTGGCGCACTTAGTATGGTTCTGTATGCAGTAACGTCAACCGCCACAGCAAGAGTATTTTTTAGTGGTGATGATATTGCATGGCAAGTTCAACAATGCGTTAATGAACAAACGGGAATTCAATTTACGATAACGTATTTCACGTCATAAGGAATCAATATGTCAACATTAACAGAAACCAAAGTTATTGACCAAATTACAGTCACAGAAAACGGCACAGTTTTGTATCGGGAAGCAACACGCATCCTAAAAGATGGTGAACAAATAGCACAGACATTC